CTTGCTCACCGTGTAGATCATCAGCGGTCAAGAATTTTTCTTCTCTCAGTCTTTGCCACAAGATATCATTGGTAGGGAATTTAAAGGTTAATTGGTAGGTGCTATTATCTTCCTGTACGATATCATCATCGTAGGCAGCATTAAGAGGTATGTTTCCTTCTGTTAAATAAATCATACTTTATACCTCCAATTTGGTTTAATAGTCACCTTACGGATATTTCCTGTAAATATCACACCGTTATGACCAACAGGGATTTCAAAGAACCCACCACGCTTTCTAAGAGTGTTTTGAACTGTCCCAGTAGCGTTGTAGATGTTCTGTCTGCCATGCCTGCAATCGATTGTGGCTTTATTATTTACAGTTAAATGCATAGTCTTCTGGCCAATTGTAAGTGATACATCACCACTACCTTCAATATCAATGATTGGCTCTGAATAGACTGTACCGATATTGTTAATCGTTCCAACTCTTGTTAATACGATTGGTGCAACATTCTTCAAATATCTGAATGGGTGCATCAGTAATTTAACATCTAATGTGTAAGCGTGTGGTCCATTCCTATGGTAGCTTGCTGAAACATATTCAGCGTAAAATAAAGAGTCTGGTTGATATCCAAACTCGATTTCATTCTTTCCATCGTGAAATTTTTCAATAATGGTTGAAACGTCAATAAGTTTTGGTAGATAGAAAGAAACCGTGCGTTCATAACTTTTATAAGAACCATCTAACACACGATAACTTCCATTCATTCCATAAATGTCTACAACTTCAGATGTTTTTGGTTCTGCACACTCACTTACCCCAAAATCAGTAACCACACTGTGAGGGATGGTAGATGTATTGAAACCATTGATTATAAGGTAAAACATTAAATTCCCTCCCTTGCATAAATTGAACCATGATTTTTATAAGTAGATAGTGAGATTTTATCGCCATCTAAGTAAGTATCTGAAGGCTTTTCAAGTATAGCAGTAAGGATTTTTTCTAAACTTGACCTTAGAATTGCTATCTCAGACACTACTTCTGCCATATCTTGACTATTGTTTGCGTTCTTATCACGTACTACGATATTTTGCTGTGCATGTTCCATTTCTCGTAGGAATTTTGCATCACTTGGAATACCAATACCATTTGCGTATTTTTGAACACCAAGTTCACGCATCAATCGTCTAGTTTTATCTGCACGAAGTACTTTCGAACCTCTAGGTAGTGGTAATAGTACATCTCTTCCTTCTGGGATAAAACTTTCTCCATTTGGCAAAGTAACCATTTCTTTATAATTCGAATTTCTTTGGTCATTGACAATAGCTAGTCCACCTGGGTGGTAATTAGTCCCATTTGCGTGTCGTTCAGTGAAATGTCTGGTAATGATATCAATAAATTTAACAGCTGGTAAAGACAGTAATCCTGACCATACACTATTGATCGCGCTACTTGTGTTGTTTTGAGCATTAATACTGATTGGACTACTTTGTCTTACTGAGTTTACTGAATATCCTGCAGCTGAAGCTTCGCCCTGCGTTCTGTTCATAGCATCAATACCGATTGGACTGTCTTGTCTTATTGCATTAATTCCTGCATAAGCAGATGCAGATTGTGCACCAGTCAAGTCTGTGGCATTGATACCAATTGGTACTTCTTGTTTAGGAGAGTTCACACTGAGGATAGCACTACCAACTGCTACACCTGTATTGTCTACTGCATCCAATGATTTAGTTTCAGCTGTAGCAAGATTCCAAGCTGCCATTTTATCGATTGATAATTGAGTAAAATACAAAGCATCATTTGGATTTACTAACAAATCTTTTGTAAATGGAGTTATTGCGTTCCAATTCTTCAAAGAATCAGTAGAACGAGATACTGTATCTCTGAAACTTTCATCAGTAGCAAGCAACTCTTTTTGTTTTGGAGTTAAAGCTTCATAATTTTTGAGAGCTTTTGTGGCCTCATCTGCCTTACTCATGATGTCATTGTTCTTCAAAAGAAGTTCTTTGACTTCGGCTGGCATATCGTTCCAAATCTTGAGGTTTTTCTCGCTATCAAAGATAGCTTGCATACCTGCTTGATTCTTAACGATGACTTGTTTTTCTTCCAGGCTCATGTCTTTCCATTTGCCTGATTCTACAAGTGCTTCAGCGATAGTTACACGAGCATTTGAGTTGATATCAGCAGTTTTAACAATGAACTGTAATTGTTCCCATCCTTCTGCTGATTTAGCTGCTTCACCGATGACTTCCTTAACATTTGACTTGACTTGGAAATTACCGTTCTTGTCAATATTACCAACTAACAACGACCAAGCATCATTAGCTTCTTTGACTTCTTTGTTCATCTCGCTAGTATATTTAGCAAGGATGCTGTGAGAATTGCCTGCTTTTTGAGATGCTTCTGATGCCTTACGTCCGATTTCTTCATAAGACAAACCGTACTCTTCTAAGGCTTTCTTGGCTTCTTCCCAATAGTTCCAACTTTGACCGGTTCTGGACTTAACTTTTTCGTCCAGATTCTTCATAACTTGATAATACTTACTACCCAAAGCTTCCATAGTTTGTGTATGCTTTGATTCAACTTCTTGCATTCTCTTGTTATAAGTCTCTTGGTCAATAGCTTTACCGTCCAACAACTCTTTCAACTCACTCTTGGATGTTTCATAGAGTTTCTTCTCTTCATCCATGGCTTGTTTCAAAACATCTCTAGTATGTTTTAATTGCGTTTCGTTTAGCGAGCTGATTTTACCATTTAAAGCTTGAAGTGCTGCTGTTTGTTGTTCTTCGGACAAACTCATCAACTTTAACTTAGCTTTAATCATCTCGTTTTGGTTATTTAAGATGATTTCTTTTTCTTCTTGAGAAAACTTACTTGCATCCCCATTGTGACGTTGATAGATTTCATTGATTTGGTTCATCATCGCTTCTGCATTTGAAACATATTGACCATTTCTATCTTTAGCTTTGGCAATTTGTTCTTCACTCAATCCCCACTTGGCACCCAACTCTTCCATTCTGTGGTTGCTTTGGTCTGCTGCTGCTTGGATGTCTTCATAAAGCTTTTTGAAAGCTCCTGAGACTTTTTCAACATCACCAGCATGAGTTCCAAAGTTTGCGACTGCTTTACTTGTTTCATCTACTGTTTTTTGGAAGTTTCTCAACTCTCCCCTTGCAGTGTCACTTAACTGTGTTCCAAACTCTTCAGTCTTGATTCTTGCTTTATCTTTCTCGTTTCCAAGATAGACAAGACCTGCAGTTGCTAAAGCAATACTACCAACCATCAATCCTAAAGGATTTGCGAGTAAACTCATAGATGTTCCTAGCAACCCTGTTGATGATGATGCTGATACCGTAGCAGTTCCAAACGATGCCATGCCTGAGCTTGCTAGTTGGAATGCAGAGGTTAGATTTCCAGTTGTTTTAAAAGCTTGGAAAGTCTTAGCCATCAAGGATATGCCACCTACCGCTTTACCTGTTCCTTTTGTCAACCAGCCTAAAGCTTGAGTTAAATTACCAATAACACCAATGCCTTTGCCAAATATTGATAGCGCTGGTCCAGCTCCTGCCGCCAAAGCACCCCATTTTAAGATGTTTCTTTGCTGTTCCTCAGACATTGAACTAAACTGTTTTGCCATTTTAGCCAATGTCTCAATCCAAGGTTTACCTGCTTTCAAACCGTCTCGTAGCGCCTTTAATAAAGGTCCACCAAACTCGATAGCTAAGTCGGTCACTTGATTTTTAAACATCTTTAATTGAGACTCGGTAGTCTCATAACGTTTATTCGCTTCATTGGTCAATGCAGTATTTTCTTTCCAAGCTTGGTTAGAGCGGTTAACTGCTGCACTCATTTTATCTGATGATAAAGCTAAAGATTTAAGCATATTTCCTTGTCTAACACCTGTCATGCCTAACTTCATCAAGATAGCATCCATATTTGCGCCTTTTTCGTGCGCTGTGTTAAGACCTTTGATAAATGATTGTAAAGCTTCAGCAGGTTTCTCTTTCCAAGCTTGTTGGAATTCTTCTGATGTTGTTCCTGCAACTTTAGCAATCAATGCTAGATCATCTGCTGAATCCTTAGTGGTCAATGAAACTGCATTACCAATAGCAGTAAGAGTTTGAGTCATTGCAGTACCACCTGCCTCTGCTTCAATCCCTACACTACTCATTGCAGTTGCAAGACCTAAGATTTCTGGAGCAGTTAGTCCAGCTAGTTTTCCACCTGCTGCTAAACGATTTGTCATCTCTACGATGTCTTTCTCAGTAGTTGCAAAGTTATTACCAAGGTCAACTACGGATGCACCAAATCGAGAATATTCGTCCGATGTCAATCCTAAAATGTTTGCAATCTTGGCAATGGCTGTCGCAGCATCTTCAGCACTCAAGTTGGTTGATTCTCCCATATCGATCATGGTACGTGAGAATTTAAGAATATCATCAGCCTTAATACCAAGTTGCCCTGCTACTTCTGCTACGTTTGCGATTTGAACTGCACTAGCTGGCAATTCTTTAGCCATTTGACGGATACCATCTGACAAGTTTTTATAAGATACTGTGGCAGTTTCATCTACTGTCTTTTTAACTCCAGCAAATGCAGATTCATAGTCGATTGCTGCTTTAGTGATCAAACCTACGCTTGCAACTAACGGAGCAGTTAATCCAGTAGTTAACTTCCCACCAAGCGTTGAAACATTATCTCCAAACGCTTTAATCTTATCTCCACCCTTAATCAAACCATCTCCTAGCTTGTTTATACGAGTGGCAAAACTATTTTCTTTACCTACTGCAATCAATGCTTGTTCAACACTTCTAAGTTGTCTTTCCATTGCTGCTAACTTAGCATTTTCACGCTCAACGTCTGCAGCTGCTTTATCAAACTTAGCAGTGCCTGGTTCGAGTTTATCAAAACTCTTTTTCATTTCATCCAAGACCTTTTTTTGTGATCCAATGGCTTGGCCTAAAGTCTTGTATTTTGCTTGTAGTAAGTCTGTGTTTTTTCCATTATCTTTCAGAGAACTATCTAGCGCCTTTACATTGCTTTGAAAATATTTAACCGCATTTTTAGCACCATTTAGAGTAGGATTGAACTTCGACACGTCCAGCCCTAGCTCGATATACATTTGACCTAACGGCGTTCCACCTGCCATTCAAATCCTCCTTTTTAAATCGTTTCTAGAAAGTCAGCAAGATCCATGACTTCCTCAGTTTTATCAGATTCGGTTTGACCAAGAACACCCATTAGGTCCTCCCAGCTCGTATCCATCACATCACGGATACTCATACCGTATGGACCTTCAGTAGCTTGCTTGACAAAACCATAAAACCGTTTCAGCGCTTCACTTGGCTTTATTTTTTCTCCTTTGGGTCAACATCACCAACCAGATGAGAGTAGATGTCTGCAAATACCGCAAAAATATCTGCCATGTCCGTGAATTTCAAAAGCTCTTCCACTTCCAAATCTTCAAACAGTGAGGCGATGAATTCTAATTGTTTGTCTAATTTCTCTACCTCTGACACATCAGATGATAGTGCTTCATTGAGAATCAAGTAGTCACGATAGTCCTTAGTAGTAATTTCTTTACTAGTCTTTTGAACATCTTGTCCTTTTTCATTTTTAATTAAAAATTTAACCGTAGCCATATTCTTTCCTTTCTAGAAATAAGATAAAAAGAGAGCTTGCGCTCTCCTTCTACCCTGCAGCAACCATTTTAAGTTGTCCTTTGAATTTCTTAAGTTTTTCTTCATCCTTACCAATATACTTGATGTAGTAAAGACCTGAAGTGTCTGCATCGTCACTTGCGATAGCTGAGAAGCTCAAGCTATCATCTGGAAGTTCTTCTTGTTTATCTTTGAGGGTTTCAAATTCCTCAGCATCCATTGAGAATTGACCTTTGAAGAAACCAACTTGTGCTTGTGTACCGTCTGCTGTTGTAGATTCAAGCATAACTGAGCAGTATGGAGCTACTGTGTCAGCACCAATACCAATGATGTCATCCTTGATTACGTGACCAAGGATTTTAGCGAGTACAGTTGAAGGGATATCAACTGCGGTCATTTCCATCTTAACGTCACCAACACCACGGTTTGATACGTGGTAAGCTACGTCACTACCATAAGTTTTTACTGGATCACTTGCAAGACCTGAAATCTTAGCGGTACGAGTCGCACCTTTACCAGTTTGACCTTCAATTACAAATAGGTTTTGTCCTAATGTTGGAGTAGCATTTCCATCCAACACACGAACTGTCATACGTTTAAAACCAACTAATGCCATTTATAGCACCTCTTTCTTTAATTTAGTATTCTTCATATAGAGCACTCTGACCCTTGTAAGTCCGAGCGTCTACGTAGCGTTTGATTTCTGGAATCCATTCATCTAAACCACCTGTAGTTTGATAAAATCCTTGTTCTTCCATAATCTTTTCAATTTTTCTTTGGAGTTCTTTGCACTCCATATAATTTTTAGATTCTACATTGACCTGGTAGAGAAATGTCTTAGCTAGGCTTGTATTACTACCATGAGCCGTTTGCATCGGCGGACCAACTGGTCTAATGACGATACTTGTCTCATTGCTTGGTAGCGTGTCTGGACGATTAAAAGATTTGATACTGATTCCAGCTAAGGTCTCATCTTTTTTTAATGTCTCATAGAGTTCATTAAACTTATCTTTGAGCATCTAAAAACCTCCTATCTTCAAATGACTAGCCATTCTATATTTGTATGTTTTAGCATGAGCCTCTGAAAAGCGTCTAATTACACCAAAACCTCTTGGATGTGGATTCTTGCTATATCCAAACTCGTTCAAGTGAACCAAGCGCCATCGAGAACCCTCACCGAAACCGATTTTCACAACAGGAACGCCAACAGCAAGACCCGTCACACGCCCAACAGTAGCACTTTCAATAGTGTCTCCTTTATCTTTGTAGACTTGCAAAGCACCTTTAAACTCTTCTAAAGTTTCATTTGCGACTTCTTTTAAGGCTCGACTCGTAGTACGTTTGACCTTAGTATCACCAAGATGAATTTCAAGGTTTCTAAGAACATCGTCAAAGCCTCTTAATTCTGCTCCACTAGACATCTTGACCACCACCGATAACAACTATCAAAAAATCCCGATTGTCAAAATCAGGACGCACATCGATAATTTGCCATTTTTCACCACTGAGACGACTGTCTCCGACTTCGACAAAATGCTCATTCTTCGGCTGATAATCAGACAAAGGATCACGAATTTTTAGAGTCATCTTAGCCTTCATTGACTTGCCTGTTGCGATTTCAATGTCTTTGAAACTAGGAGAGTAAACTTGCCCCATTGTGTCAAAAGCCTCCTTGTGACTCACATCACGACCATGAAGCCCCTCCTCGACTTTAGAAGTATAGAAAGTCAAGGGGGTTCTTAAATCTCCGTTTTGAGCTTCAGGCTTTTTATAACGATATTGAGGTTTATTCTTCTGGTAGCTCAATATTTGTAACTACTTCTGTTTTTTCTTCGCCCCATTCAACAAATCCAGGCAAGATAGAATTGATTTCTTCAAAACGTTCTCTTGTCGCTTCAAATGTTGAACCTACTGGACGGAATTGACCTGCTTCAAGGTCAAAGAATTCTTTTAAAACTCTAATCACGCTTTTTCCTCCATGATGTAATTTTCAAGAGATAGCGCCATTAAATCCCCCCGGAAGTTATCGTAAAAGAACTCCACTTGGTCATTATAGACGTATCTAGCACGCTCCAAAATTAACTCTCGAACTCGTGGTTCAGTTGGATACTGACTACCAACAAGGCTAAGGATGTTAGCTTCAGAGCTTTCCAACATCCGTGAGAGGTTTTCGTCCTCTCCGCTATGAAAAATCCTCATCCGCTCCTTAAAAGGTTTAAGGAGTGGATGAAGTTCTACTTCTGAAGTCATGATCTAACCCCTAAATTAAGCTT